AATATCATTAAATTCAGAAGGTTCTGTGCCTCGACAAGCAATAACCAAATCTTTTTTGTTCATAAATCTGTATGCTTGAGCTCCATCTCTGTCATAGAACTCTACGGTTGTGAAGCCTAATCGTTTTGCTTGACTTGTAGCTTCTTTCTTGTTATAATATGCAATCTTAGACAGTTTTGCAAATAATAAGGATTTTTCTTTGAAATTTAGTTTAGATATGTCCATTTATGCCCTCCTTTATATAGAAGTATTTATTTTACTAACGGTAAATACAATGTATAGGAATGTGCCATGAAAAAACACACAAGAAGTATATTAGAAGAATTAAATAATCTGGGCTTGAACAGAGACAATGATCTTATGATTGAAGCCACAGCAAACAATATTATCAAAAGTGGTATTAATTTGATAAACACTATCAATAAAAACTACGATGCAACAACCGCAGGCGAGCTAGAAAGACGTTTCTTAAACAGTATCAAAAGTGGTGATCCACGTAAATTCAAACGTGGAATAGAAAAGATAATAGAAAATAAACAAAGGCAAAAGAATGATACTTAACGAAGGTGGAAACGTTTTTAAAACTGAAAAAGGTCCTATTACTCAAAGGATTGCCACTTCTGATGTCAAGCCTACTATTGATTGGTTAAACCGCACATTTGGATTTAAATTTGTCGACGAAGACATGCTTGGTACAACAGGCAAAAAAAATAAACCGGACGGCACATTTGAAGAAAATAGTTCAGGTGATATTGATTTAAATGTTGACGTTAGAGAACTACCCAAAGAAGAAATAATTGCAAAATTATCGTCTTGGTGTCAAAAGCAAGGTATTCCAGATTTAGAAATTATGAATAAGGGTAGAACATTCACACAAGGTTGGGTCGCTAATGCCGGACTACAAGTACACTTTCGCACACCTATAAAAGGTAATACAGAAAATGGCTTTGTACAAACAGACTTTATGCTTACTGACAATCCTGATTTACAACGCGGAGCAAAACGTGGAGGGACTGAACACTACACAGGCGCAGACAGAGCTGTGCTCCTTTCAAGCATAGCAAGAGGTAGAGGATATAAATTTAGTCCTACCAAAGGTGTTGTTGATCCAAACAACGGCGATGCAGTAGTCGCAAACAACTGGGACGAAATAGCAGAAATTTTGCTTGGCCCTGGAGCAAAAGAAGTTGATACTCATACAGTTGAAAGTATGATTGCAAAAATTAAAAATGATCCTAACTTTGAAGAGCTTGTTGCTCCTTGGTTAGAAGCAATGGAAAAACAAGGCAAAGGTTTACCAGAAGCAGAGCAAGATCAAGAACTTGACAGAATCAGAGAACTTGCTGGATTAAATTTGAATAGTGTGAGAATGTTATAGTGAGATTTTTTGAATTTAATTTTAATGAAACTGTTGATGAGCAAATTATTCAAGGTCCGCCCTATCCACCAGAAGTTGCTCCACAAGTAAAGGCTGTGCAAAAACGTTTACAAGAATTAGGATACAGCGTTGGTAGCACAGGAGTTGACGGGAAGTATGGACACAGAACTACTGCGGCAGTTAGGTCATTTAAAAAAGATAACAACATCTCTACTCCACCTACAAGTTTAAATAAACAAGAAATACAAAAGTTAAATTCTGCAAAAAAAGTAGAAGAGCCAACACCAACAGGTAATGAAGTTGGTGGAGGTGATCAAGTTTCGTTTGCATCTGGTGAAGGTGAAGGTAGAGTTAAAATGGCTAATTCAAACAAAACTAGAAACCAACCCATACAAAGACAATTAATGAATGTACTGAAGAGTGCTGCCGAAGCAGCAGGTGTTGACGTATTAGTCACTAGTGGAGGACAAGACGCACTTGGAAAAGGTTCGAGAAGAACAGGATCAACTCGTCACGACGGAGGCTATGCCGCAGACATACAATTAGTAAGCGATGGTCGTACGTTAAGAACTGATAGAGAAAATCCTATTGTTGCAAAATTTATTGCTTCAGCTGTAGATGCTGGTGCTAAAGGTATTGGTGCAGGTCCAGGCTATATGGGTAGCACAGGTATACATGTAGACTTATGGGGGTCTGCTAAAGGAGGAACTATCTGGGGAGCAGGAGGAAGAAGTGCAAATGCTCCTGACTATGTAAGAATGGCGTATCGGACAGGTAAGTCAGGAATGGGAACAGCATAATGCGTTTTTATGAATTTAAACAATCTCTACAAATAAACGAAGGGCAAGATGCAAGAATACATCATGCTGAGGATTTAGTTTTCTTTGAAGGATCAAAAGGTGCTGCAAGAGCAATTGAGAGCCTAAAAAGTTTAGAACAAGGAGGACATAAAGATGTCACTATTAAATGGGATGGATCTCCCGCAGTCATTTTTGGACGTAATGCAAATGGAGAATTTACACTTACAGACAAATCCGGTTTCGGCGCAAAAGGCTATGATGGAAGACCGTCAAACGGAAAAGACATTGAAAAAATGTTCCTTGCAAGAAAAGAAAGAAAAGGAATAGAAGCAGACGACAACTATAAAGCCTTTGCAAGTAATATGAAAAATGTGTTTGATGATTTTGAACAAGCAGTGCCTGATGACTTTGTAGGATATTTCAAAGGAGATTTATTATACTATCACCAACCTCCTACAGAAGATAACGATTATGTATTCAAACCACAAATGGTCACTTACAGAGTCGACAAAGATAGTGCAATGGGTAAAAAAATTGCAAAAAGCAACAGTGGAGTTGTTTTACATATGATGATTGATGAGAATGGCACAGAAAAACCGTTGCCACCTGACTATATAGAAATGTTGTCCGGCGGCGGCTTATTAGTATTTCCTGCTATTACAGTTGAAAAAGGTGCAGCAGTTGACGATACTGCTATTAAAGAATTACAACAAGTTGTTGCAAAAGATTCTGCAGCAATAGATTCTTTTTTAAATGTACAAACACTTGTGTCAATGAAAATGAAGGACGTTCCTAATATACTTTATTCTTACATGAATCAAAAAGTAGACACAGGTTTAAGCAATATTAACACAGACGATTTTACTAGATGGCTTGCAGGATCGAGTGTTAGCAAAGTTAAACAAACAAGACTAGTAGAATATATAAGCAAAAATAAAACAGGCATAGATGCAATATTTGAAGTTGTCAATAAAATAATGCAAGTAAAAAATGATATTATTAATCAATTTGACAGCCACAAAAGTTCTATAAGGGCATCAATAGGTGATCAACCTGGTGGAGAAGGATACGTGCTGGCTCATCCTTCAGGTTCATTTAAACTAGTAAACAGAGCTGGCTTTACAGCTGCTAACAGAGCAGTACAACGATAAGGAAGGTATGAAATGAAAATACAAGACATATTAAAAGAAGGTGACTTCGACGATCTAGGTCTTAAAAACTACGGTAAGGAACTAGATAGAGACGATGATGGGGGCGGAGATGATTTTTCAATTGTTGATCAATTAGGAAAAATTCTAGACAGCAGAGGAAATCCAAATCCTATAGACAGCGTAAAAACTAAAGATGGATCAGATATCAAAGTGACACCTGACCAAGCAAATGCTCTAATGCAATTATTAAAACGTAGTCCAGTTAATGGCAGTGATAGACAGGAGAAAGCAAAGTTTTCAAAAGACATTACAACTAAAGTTGGCCTAACTCCTTTCTTAGATGCTAACGACGGTAAAAGTATGCAACAGTACTACATTGCAAATTATATGTCAAGCTCAACAAAAATGGCTTTACAAAACAGAAGCAGTAATGTAGGTGTAAATTACTAATGCAATTTTTACAAGAACTTGAAGAAGCAAGAATGACTCGCAATGATCAGAACATGAAAGTTCTGACATACAAAGACTGTTGCGAAAGATTATATTTGCACTTACTTGTTCTTGATTTACTTACAAATTTCCCTAAAGCAACTTCAACTATAAGGGACTATTGTAGGAAGAGCCTTAGCAGTAATTATGAACGTTTTAAAATAAGTGGTACAGACCTATACAACTTCATTTATTTTGTAACAGGTGATGAGAGAGCTATTGGCAAACTCAAAGATCCTGGAGCAGCAATGCGTTCAAGAGCGTCAACTATCCTTCCTGTTGATCGTATC